ATCTTCATCCCCATCAGAAACATCCGTCATTTTTGTTTCTATTTGAATGGCTGTTACATCTTGACTATTATCATTTCTTCCTATGAATTGAAAAACTCCAATAGAGTCTCCATCAGCAGGACTTGAAGAGTTACGATAAAAATCCATAATTGGACCAGAGTCATTGTCTGCATCTGTAGAAATAAGAGTAAGCTGTACAGTGTTATCAGCAGTAGAAATTGTTGAACCATCATTAGACGTAAACCCACCGCTAAACACAGCCGCAGCCGTGGTGGTCAGGACGCCTGTTACTAGGGCAGTACCGCCAATTGTAGCATCATCAGTAACAGTAAGGTCATCACCTACTGACAAATCATCTGAGATAGTAGCTGAGGTAGTGTTTACACTTACAGCCTGTGTGCCTATATATCCTGCCATTATACGTCTTGCTCCATGTAACTAAGCGTTGCTGAAACTTTATCTGCGACTGAGCAATCCACTCTAATTACGTCTGAATCGTTAGCCACAATCTTACCGTCCACAACCGACAGAGAGCTTCCCGCTGGGATTGCAACATCTTTCACAATGAACGAAGTACCATTTTGTGCAGCCCCTGTTTGGTTTACTGTACTAACAAGAGTGACTGAGGCTGTAACTTGGGACGTATGGACATTAGCTAAAACCAAGCCCAGCACGATTATGGCCTTGTCACTCTGAACGGTGTACAGAGCGTCTGATGTTCCAGCCGTCCCTGGCATTGTTGCGTTTGTTACGACCTTAAAAAGATTAGCCATTTTTTATCCTTATCCTAATGCAATGCTTAAAGCAGTTGCATCGTCTATCGTTGCTAAAATCCCTGCGGCTGTTGGCAGAGTTACTGAGATGTCACCCCCTAACGCAGGGGCGATTACTTTGACGTTAGAAGTACCGTCTGAACTATCTTCAAAGAACTGAACAAAGCCACCAGAAGTACTTCCGTTTTTGACTGATAGGCCAGCATTTGCGATTGGAACTGCGGTAAAGGTTGCTACTCCATCGACCTGTAGAGTGGACGCCATATCAACTGCGCCATCTATGTCTACAACGTCAAGGTTTGTTGTGCCGTCTACGTCAATGGCCCCAGAAATGTCCAAACTAGCAGCGGCTATCTCACCTACTACTCCAAGCGTACCAGCCATCGTAACATTGACTGTTCCGGTTGGTATCTCAATGACATCCGCATCCGCATCATTCTTAATGGTCACATCATTTGTAGAACCCTGACCTGTAAGGATTAGACCTTCTGCGGATGAGTAGCCAATGGCTGCGTTATCGCCAGCGGATGTAGCTCCGTCAGGCTCAAACGTAGCTGCTGTCGCAACAGTTGTGACATCAAGACTGGCTAGGACTGAGTTACCCGCAACATCAATGGCCCCAGAGATGTCTAACGTAGTTGCGTCTAACTCTCCAGCTACAGTGACTACACCATCAGACAGGGTGATCAGGTCAGTGTCATCTGTGTGACCAATTGTGGCCCCATCTATGACTACGTTGTCGATGTCTAAAGAACCGCCAGATATCAGCCCTGTGGTGGTGATTGTGCTATTGCCAGTGTCTATGTTCCCAAAGCCTGAAGTTATCGAACCAGAGGCTAACGTCTTGTTGGTCAGCGTCTTCGTAGTCGATGCCATGTATGTATCAAAATCCGATACAAGAGCCTGTTTCATCACATCCGCATCACTGATTACAACGCCGTCTGTGCCTTGCAGCGTGACTGTAGCCTGAGTAGTAGCAGACCCATCCAATACGTTTATCTCGTCTGTCGTCAAAGTTGCGTCATCTAAAATATTTAATTCTGCGCCAGATGCAGTGAGTCCTACAATGTTGTTAGCAGTGGCACTAACCGCTTGGATACGAGCTTCTACAGATTGTTGGGTGGGAATTAATGTGGCTGAATTACTTGCCATGTTGTCTTCATCGACAAAGCCCGTGATCGTGATCGTGCCATCAGCTAGTGAACCAAAATTCACAGTTCCTGTAGTGGTTATTGCTGAAGCTCCGTTGTCGATTGCACCAAAGCCAGATGTGATTGTACCTGCATTCAAAGCACCAACTGTGGTGACGTTTGCTAGGGTATCTAGCGAAGTTTCCATGTAGGTTTCAAAGTCGCTCATTGCGACCTGTTTCATAGTACCCGCATCATTGACCACTACTCTGTCAGCATCTGCAAGAGTTGTATCCACAGCCGCCTTATCGCCGTCCATTATGGAAAGTTCTTCTGGGGTAGCTGAAACTGCTGTATTACTTGCAGCAGCTAAAACAGGTACTGTACCCGATTGGTTTGGAAGATTTATTGTGCGGTCTGCGGTAGGGTCAACTATTGTAAGAGTGGTTTCATGATCGTCTGCGGTAGCGCCCTCAAAGACGATTGCATTAGCAGCGTTCATAGTGACGGTATCAACCACAACCTGCGTACCTTGAACCGTGAGGTTACCTGCCACAGTTAGGTTATCGCCAATTGTGACTTCAGACGTTGTGTGACCAATAAGAACTGCGCCGCCAGATGTTTCGGTGGATACTTTGAGAATGCCTGTGGCGTTGGTCAGGAAGGAATTAGTACCATCATGGAATAGAGTAGCGTCATCGCCTGTACCTACTTTGATTTTCGCATTATCAGGCATATCAACGTGGGTTGCAGGGCTTAAAACTCCAGCTACTGCAAGAGTGCTGTCTAGTGTAGCAGCGCCAGTAACATCAAGAGTTCCAGCTAGATCTACGTTAGCCCCCGCAAATGTAGCCGCTGTGGTAGTGCCTGACTTTATGATCAGGTTGCCGCCAGTGTTGGTTAAGGATCCAAAGGTAGCAGAGCCGTCCTGTAGAAATATGTCACCGCCGTCAGCGTTTAAAAGTATATCGCCAGCAACGTCAATTGTTAAGTCACCGCTGGAGAGATCAATCTCTGTGCCGTCAATGGTAATGTTATCTACGACTACGCCAGCATTTGAAGTTATAGCTCCAGTGAATGCACTAGTGCCAGCGACTGCAAGCGTTCCAGCGGTAGATACGTTTCCTGAAGTATCGGCCACAGTGAACTTGTTTGTGTCCATCGCTAGGCCACCGTTAAGGGCAGTAGCTCCTGTGATCGTCAGCGTTCCTGCGCCTGCGATATTGCCTGAAGTATTCGCAACCGTGAACTTGTTGCTGTCCATTGTTAAGCCGCCATTCAAGGCGGTTACACCTGTAACAGTAAGCGTATCATTAAGCGCCGTAGCGCCTGTCATAGTTAAAGTGCCACCAATTGCGGCGTTGCCAGCAGCAGATATACCACCACTAAGAAACAAATCCTGGAAGCGTAGTGAGTTGCTGCCTATATCAACGGTATTATTGACCTCTGGTAATATAGAATTGCCGCTTATGATCTGAACAAGCTCACGCCATACTGCTGCGCCAGAGCTATTTCCTACGCATATGTATACACGGCCTGTGTTAGTGTTCTCCCACAACGAACCGGGAGCAAAACCATCTGCACTGTCATCTCCAACTCCAGGGTTAGAAGTGTTGGTAAAGATAGACTTACCGCCTGTACCACCATTCGCTGCGGGTAGAAATCCGCTTACTGATGTAGCCAACGGAATTTTAGTACCGTTACCTGTACCGCCAGTGTGAGTGTGACCTGAAGTGGCATGGAATGCAGCTAGTAGCTGGTTAAATTCAGCGTTGAGTGGCGCAGCGGTAATGGCTGTTCCGTTAACAATACTACCTGTAGATTGTCTTGTGTAACCTGCCATTATCTTCTCCCTGCGGCACTAAATTCAAAGACTAAACCTTGAATTGAGAATGGTTCTGATTGCCCGTCTGTCACGAAGGTGGCTCTACAACTAAAGCCAGATCCTTGAATATCTGAGGTCATCACTGGTTTAGATGCACCGCCGTAGACGATGTTCGTGCCATTGTAAGTAACGCCTCGACCTGCATATGTTGTGGGCGCTCCTAATGTAGCCTGAGTGTAGGTGTTGGGAACAGATGTTTCGTAATCTCCCCAATCGAAATCTACCGCCAAGTTCATCTCGAAGGGGCCTTCTGCCCTCACAAATGTGTTAATCTTGCGCAGCTCTTTTCGCTGCTCTGTCTCACCAAAATCAAGGTATGGGGTGGAATACACTGAGATGATGTTTGCACCATTAAAACTCGTACCACTATCTTGCTTGTAGACCTTGCCATCATGGTCACCATGCAAAATTAACTCATTAGTACCAACATAGTCTGACGTGCAACATGATGCTCTTATTCCTAATAGCTGACCAAACTCCCAGCCTATAGATCCGCTTGAATTAGTCAGACCTCCAATAATGCCTACGCTCTCTCCAGGGACTTGAAGTGCATTCCCAACCGTAGAGGTAACAAAGTAACGCACTTGAGACTTAGATCTGATAACCACACCAGTAAGCTCGGACATATCCTCATTTTCAATAAGATCGACCAGGGTTGATTGAATAGGTTTAGAAAGAGCCTCTAGCTCCACGTCACCGACTCTGGAAGTTCCAGCAACCGGACGAAAACCGTCAGGGCTGAGAAACATGAGATCTCCACCAATCTCTAAGACGCTATCCCTAGCCACGCAGCCAATGTTTGTTGTGACGTTTTCTAAAGAAAAAGCTCCAGAGGAACTCACATTTATCTTCTTTATATTGTTGCTTCCAAAGACAAATATATTGTCTCTAAATGGTTTAATCTGAACAACATCAAATCCTGCTGCTATCTGCCCAGCACCAGCCGCTGCGGTCCAAGTATATGGATCATTTGGTGCGCTGTGTGCTATTGCAGCCCGTGTGGCTTCATGCCCACTGAGAAAGAGATGGTTCTCAAAAACATCAACAAGGGCAGGAGCATTTAGTGCTTTTGCGCCGCCGCCAGTTCCGGCCCCAGAGTTGTGGCTGCTGCCTGCGGTGTATCCGCCATCGTTTCCACTTTTTAATTCTTCCCAGTGTGCGCCATCAAAAATAATAGCTTCGTTAACGCCGTCTACAAAACAAATCTTATTGCCTGTACCAAAGTTAAACTGAACGTGGCGAAGACGCTGAACTGTAAGGCTGTTGGCGGTCATTGCCCGTGAGGCAGAGTGGTCAAGCGTGTACTTTCGCCAGCCAATATCAGCGGTGTGGAAATAGAAAGAGTAGGTAGCCGCACCCGCATCTTTTCGTGCTGCTATGACTGTATGCCCACCTGTTACATCATTCTTAAATATTGCTATGCCAAGGACTTTACCATCGCCTGTCACTGAACCATCAACAGTCACTGTGCCATAATCAGAATCGTATTCGTTGAAGCCTGGAATGCGGCGATAACCACCAAACAAGCTAGGTTCGTAGTTTAGTAAACGTGTTGCTGCACCTGGGCCATTGTCCGACAAATCTAAATGATTTTCGTTGGAATTTAGGCCACCAGCACACAGAAGCTTAAAGCTTTGAATTTGATCAGGCATTAAAAGCTGATCCTCGTATCTCGAATGCTGGAGTAGTTGTTTATGTACAAAGACTGTAGGTTTTTAACGCCTTGCTCATAAGCAGCAAAAGCCGCTTGGGCGGCTTCCATGTTAGATTTAAACACATACATATGATAGAGCGCACCATCAATTAATACGGTGTCGTAAGACTCAGGAATGCGGGTGACATCATCAAAATTGGTAATGTCAGAGAAATTAAGGAAGTAGCGAAACTTTAGGGTATAAGCTTTGTTTGGAGAGGGACTTACACCGTAGCCATTACCATGAGAGGGGAAGATAAACCGAGGTAAGGAAATCCCCGCTGACCCTGACGTATCGTCTAGGTCACGGTACTTTGTATAGTACTCATCTCTTTCAATAAACTTGAGGGTGGTAAACCCAGCACCTAGAGTGGCGTTGGCTTGTATCTGGAAAGAGTTCCAGTCTGCTATTTTATAAAATGTAGGCCAGATGTATTCTTCTTGACCGACAATTAGTGTGTCAGTTTCTTCAGCGGCATTGAAAGGCCACTCAAATTCCATTTGGTTAAGTTTTGCGACTGCAGCTTTTACTGCGTCTTTAATCACAGACTGAACACCCGTAGCGGATGCAAAATCACTATCCACGATCTCAACTTCATTGAGCCGTCTGGCAACTTGATTACATAAACTAATA